GAGTTTGATGAAATGCGGGCTGATCGAAACACTTATGTCAAACTCCGCCATCTTGAACCCGGCTACACCAAGTACCACATCACCGACCGCGTCTTCCCTGATCCGAAGTTCGCAATGGGTGCTGCTATGTACTTGGGTCACCATTTTGGTCGATTCACGTCTTGGGTTACTCATAACTTGGTTCCCACCTTCACCTCTGATGTTGGTGACGAGATTGTGTCAATTGAATTGGCACGACATGTCGCATCCGACATTCGTACAGATGGTAAGGAGGAGATCATACCAACCAGGTTTTATGAGTCAGCAAGTCGTGCCCAAAACACCATCGCTATCTGCCGTGACTACTCCCTCAAGGAGAACATCATTGACAACACTGCTCGCTTCTTAGCATCCCGGAACTTCTCGGTCATCGATCGCAGCCTCATCCATTTAAACGAGGTTGCGGTCCAGCCACCCTCACGGGCTTGGCCGCTATGTTCGTTGATCTGGGACGCAGGATCAGCAGTGTGGGGCAGAATCAACAACCAATACCTGCCGATGTTGACTCTCAACGTCCGCGGGTATGTTACGGTTACCGCCTCGGCGATCGCGGTGTTAAGGTGGATGTACGTGAACATAGACCCTTCATGGTATACCGTCCGGATGGAAGTGCGGCCCCCTCCGTCCACTTACGACCAGTATATGGACTTAACCCGGAACGGCCCCTTGGTGCCTGCCGTCCCCATTGTGATCCGCGCGATGTCACTGCTATCATCGGTGCTATCGCGCACAGGGGGGCTGCTATCACACCTTCTGTGGACCGGTCCTCACTCCGGAGCTTACGCCACACTACTGACCGTTTCTGTTTTGCTTTTGTCAAACCCTTACGCCAGGACCAAATCCTGGCAATGGATAAGTTCATCGGCGACTTGGACAAGAACCAGAGTTTCAAGGATGATGCAGCCTCTGCTCATCGCGATCGACCCTCGGATTTTGCCCCCGCCTCTTTTCCTATGAGGGATCAAACCACTTTTATCAAGGACGAAGAGTACGATGAATTCAAGCACAACCGCTTGATCCAGAGTATGTCTGAAAAAGCCAAGCGACAAGATTTCATGGGAATCTTCTCGCGATTGGTGAAGTCTGTTGAAATCGTGGCTTATGACACCCCTGGCAATGTGAAACATACCTCCCTGGACGAAAGGTTAAGGCGTTGTCGCGCACTTGGTCTGTACAACTTGATGACATCCGATTATTCCTCGTTTGAAGCTTCTCACAAGAAAGAGGTTGCTGAGGCCGTTTTTAGGCCCTTCTTCAACCATGTCTTCCAGCTTCTACCAAAGAGAGAACAGTACGTGGATCTCATCCTTCACATGTTGACAGTTGACCGATTTTACACAATCGGACGCAAGTGTGACCCCGACAACCACCTGGCTGCCTTTGACATTGAACCCATTGAGCAAAGTGGCGACCCCACCACTGCGCTTCTGAACTTGATCCTCAACATGATCGCCTATCTTGACGTTTATTGCGAGAAGGGAGTACCCATTGAGAAGACAGTTGACCTCATTATTCTTGAGGGCGATGATGACGTTAATGACCCACTGGACTTGACATTCACAAAGAAAGACTTCGCGAGACGCGGTCTTATTGCTAAGATTGTCCCTGGTCTAGATCTGGAACAAGCTGGCCTTTGCCAAATGTTCTTTCACCCAGATGTTGACGTCATTTGCCCCAACCCCATCAAGAAACTCGTGTCCTGTTTTAAAATTCCGATGAAGTACCTTCACGCTGGGCGACGCACCCACCGATCACTCCTACGAATGAATGCTATGTCTCTACTCTCCATGCACGCTGGCGCTCCGGTTGTCCACGCTATGGCTCGCGCCATGATGCGGATCACCCGGGGCGTCAACGTTAAGGAAGAGCACTGGAAGAACATTGGTTACCACGTGGTTGAGTCCGCGGCGAAAGCCGTGAAGTGGGATGAAATGGAAAGCATTACTGTGGACAACCGGAGCCGACTGATGGTTGAGCGTGTCTTTAAACTAAGTGTAGAAATGCAATTAGTTCTAGAAGACAAACTTGACAATTGGAACGGTGGCCCTCTGGACTTCCCTGACGAAATCTTTCCCCCCATCTGGCGCGAATACTATCAAGACTACACTCGACCAATCAGCCAACCAGCCCTGATCGCAGAGCCCCTCACTACAGAGGCGGAGCTCCTGCAGACCTGGGCTGAGGGCATGATGGTAGCAGAGGAAGAAATGATTGAATACCGCCGAGGTAAACGCCGAGACGACTGACTGACCTCCCACCCCTTGCAGCATGGAATATCAACATGAAAAACCCAAAGAAAGTTAGAGAAACTGCTGCACCCCCCACCCCCCACGGTCTGCGACCACCAGAAGACAACTGGGC